GAGAAAATTATTTTGGAAATCATCCAAGAACAGCGAAAGAAGGGTCTCCCCTTCGAGGGTATTTCTTTAGGCTTAAACGCTAACGGATACAAGACCCGTTACGGAAAACAGTGGACGCCGGACAACGTCCGCAGCATCCTCCGGGACCGTAGCAAGGTCCGCACTCTCCCCCAGATTGTCAAAGCCGCCGCGCACTAACTGGCAGAACGCCCGGACTCGGGCGACTGTTAGTTGGTGAAAGTATTCACGGACTATTCAGAGGATTCAGCGCACCTTCTTCGGGTCTGGGTCCGCTCGTGGAAGAATCGCGGCTGGACTCCCCGGCTCATCTTTCAGGGTTCAGTAAAGCATGGGCGTTCCCTAAAAACAACGCCCTTCGTCATCAACTACTCTTACCGGCGCGGCCCCCGGCGGATTGTGGCGCACGGCAATCGGGGCTGGCGCGAGGCGGCGCTCGTTCGATTCCCGGCTGGCACCACTGAGGATTTCGTCCTCGACTGCGGGAGGCCGCTGTAATGCTTCCTCCCGGACCAGCCAAAGACCTCGCGGCGCAGGTTGCGAAATTTCTTCATTCGGAAAAACCACTTGACGCTGCGGCGATGGTTGCGGACTTCTACGGGGTCCAGTTCAAGGCACGCTCGCACGACCCCGCGCAGGCATGGCCGATGCTCATGCCGTATCTGCACGAGTTGCTGGAGAACAACGGGCGGGAGGAAGCGGCGCAGATGTTGTGGACGCCGAACCAGTTCACTTGCGAACCAAACTCGGTGAAGCAGGTCTGGAGTCTGGTGGACGAATCCTCGATGTTTCTAATCGAGGGCGCGGCGAAGATGGGCAAATCCTTTTCGGCGGGCGTTTACTTTTTCTTGGAATGGGTCCGAGACCCTCACTTCACGACCATCCGCGTCCTCGGCCCCAGTGAAGACCACTTGGAAGGAAATCTTTTTTCTCACTTGGTCAATCTCCACAACCAAGCATCGATTCCTATGCCCGGAGAAATCGGCGAGTTGTTCATCGGCTTGACTCGCCGAAATCAAGTCTCGGCAATCAAAGGCGTGGTGATTCCGAAAGGCAATAACATCAAAGCCGGGAGGCTCCAAGGTGGACACCGTATCCCTCGACCTACTCCGCATCCTGTTTTTGGCCCTCTGTCTCGGATGTTTATTTTCCTCGACGAAATTGAGAACATCGCCAAGGGCGTCTGGAAAGACGTTGACAACGTCCTCTCTGAAATCGAAGAAAAGGGCGCTCAAGGTTTCAAAATCGGCGGCGCGTATAATCCCACAAACCCCTACGACGAAGTTGGCAAGCGGGCCGAACCGACCTTCGGTTGGGAAGGCGTCAATGTCGATGAACACTTCCGCTGGCAGTCCAAGCGCGGCTGGTCTGTTCTGCGTCTCGACGGCGAACGCTCCGAAAACGTCCTTGAAGGGCGCATACGTTTTCCGGGTCTCCAGACTCGGTCCGGTCTCGAAGCTATTGCCCTGAACGCGGGCGGACGAAACGCGCCGGGATACCAGACGATGGGGCGCGGAATGTATCCGGCCACGGGTATCGAGGCCACTGTGATTCCCTCGGGAATGTTTCCCAAATGGAAAGGCGAATATATCTGGTATGAAGACCCCTCACCTGTTGCTGCTACTGACTTGGCTCTCGACGGCGGCGATGAAGCCGTTCACACTCTCGGACTTTTTGGACGTGCGACCGGCATCAAGTTTCCGCCGTCCATCGAATTCCCCGCAGGCCGGACAGTAATGTTCAAAGACCGGATGGGGCAAGTCATCCCTCGGTGGGGATTGCTCGCTACTCAGCAGTTCGTGCTGCCCAAGGGCGATACGATTGTGATGAAGGAGTCCATCATTTCGCTCAACCGCAAGGCGGGCGTCAAGGGCGACTACTACGCGTGCGACCGAACCGGCCACGGCGCGGGCACGGCGGACCTGATAAAGTGGGAATGGTCCCAGTTGATTCACGACCTGAACTATTCGTCGTCGGCGTCCGAAGAAAAGTTGATGTCGGAAGACACCAAGACGTGCAAAGAACAATACGACCGGATGACAACCGAGTTGTGGTTCGCGCTCCGGGCGTGGGGCGAGTTTGGTTATCTTCTCCTGTCACCGGCTATGGACTTGGCGAAGCTTGCGCCGCAGTTGACGCAACGCAATTTCAAATCCGCTGGAGGCAAGACCAAGGTGGAGTCAAAGAGAGACTACATGAGTCGCGGTTTCAGTTCCCCCAATGACGCCGACTCTCTGACGCTTTTGGTTCACGCCGCACGGAAAGGGTCCGGTCTGATTCTTTCCATGCGCGGTGACAACGTGGAAGTTCCGGGAGACCTCGACGACTCTTGGATGGAGGCCCGCTATCCGGGCGGCGCTCGCATCGATGAAAGTAATCGGCACGACTACCTCGATGAATCAATGAAGCTGCCGACAGAAATGGGGGAGTTGTTTTGAACACCATCAATCCAAATGTTTATCCTAAAGGCGGACACTTTTTCCGCGAGTCAGACGGCACAAAGATTGTCGGCCAGACTTGGTCTGGAGTCGTTTCTCGTGTTGCTAATTATCGGAAACGCGCCGGACTTCCGCTCGGCAATCCTCAACAGGAAGTCATCGACCAAGCTTGTTCACGAGACCCCGGTCTTTGTCGGAACGACAACGGAGTCCGCGCCGAACAAACCAAACGCGCCTCACTCAAGTCCCGCGTGCTCCAGTGGCTCGCTTTGGCCAAAGCCAACAACGAGTCTCCCTGTGTCCCGGATGAAGTCGCTCGTGCTCGCGCAAGCATCTGCGCGGGGTGTGCTCTCAATACGGAAATCGGCAAGGGCTGCGGCACATGCAAGCAGGCGATAGGCGAGGCGCGGAAAGAGATTCTCGGGCGCACGCGGCAGGACGCTCGGCTTCACGGTTGCGCGGAGACCGGCGAAGACAACTGCGTTGCAATCTGGCTCGAACGGCCAACAATCGACAGTGCCGCGCTGCCCGCGCATTGTTGGAGGAAGCGAACGATATGAAAACACTTCACCGACTTCCGCAGGTCCGCTACGTGGAGTTTACGAAAAAGCAAGACGCGTGGGGGCGATGGATTCCCCCAATCAAGCACAACCGCCCCGGCATCGTGGAGGTTGACTCGCGCCTCGAACCCTCGGCGGAACTGGACACTCTTTTGCACGAGTTGCTGCACGAGTATTTTCGGGACACCACGGAGGAAAAGGTTGACGAGACGGCGACGCTCATGGCCGCAGTGCTGTGGCGCGAAGGCTACAGAAAGGTAAAGCAATGATTTTCACTTTCATCAAGGCGATGGTGCTGCTCAAGTGGGCGCGGTTCCGGGGCTACGAAACCATCTGCACTTACCGCGAACAGGCGCAGCGATACGACCGGTGCAAGGGGTGCCCCCAGTTCGACAACGGCCAGTGCCGCCGGTGCGGATGTCTGGCGGAGGCCAAAGTCATGCTGGCCACGGAACAATGCCCGGACAAACGCTGGTTGCGAATCTGGCGCAAACGCGCAACTGTTAGTTGAGTATGGCTCAAGACAGAGGCCCCTATAGCAGCTTGAACAACACGGGATACCCCCAGAACTATCTGGGCTCTGTGATTCAGTCGCCCGCGATTGGATTGCAGTCCGGCAAGCCGACCCAGAAGTCCATCGCGGACGTTGGGATGGCTCGCGATGTTATCAAGACAGTTGTCATGGCTGGACGCAACCGTTCAATCGTCAACTCTCGCATCCTCGCGAAGTATAACGCCGAACGGCCATACGACGCCTACAAGCTGGAGGCCGAAGGTTTCGGCTGGCGCTCGAACTTCACGACCAAGCCTCTGCCCGCGATGATTGAGAAAGTCGCGCCCCGGTTTGTCGCGGCCATCGACGGGCTCAAGTATTTCACCAACGCTTCGCTTTCCAACAAGTTCCAAAACTCAACCCAAAAGTCCGAACGCTTCCGTGAAATTATCACCAAGACCATCCGCGCCCGGAAAGGTTTCCGCACGCTCATCGAAGACATCGCTTTCGACAACGCCCTTTTTGGACACACCATCTGTGCTTGGCTGGATGAATACAGTTGGTTCCCGAAGCACTTCAAACAGGACGAGTCTTTTACGGCTGACGGCACCAAGTCCGATGTCCGTTGGGCTCAGATTGTCGTGCTGAAAGAAGTTTACCTCCCCCATGAACTTTTTGCCCAAATCAAAGAGGACCCCGAAGCCGCCAAAGACGCTGGATGGTCCCTTGAAAACTGTCGTGACGCAATCAATCGTGCGTCACCTGTCCAAATACGCGACCGCCTCAACGTGGGAGGCACTCTGGAAACGTGGTATCAAAACGCGCTGCGAGAACTTACGATTGGTGCGTCTTACATGGCGGGTGCTTCCGTCATCGTGGTGTATTCACTTCTGGCTCGCGAAGTCTCCGGGAAGGTATCGCATTACCGTGTTGCCGGTCCCGAAATGCAGGAAATTTTTCATCGAGACGATAGGTTCGAGTCCACTGAGAGTTGTCTATCCTTTTTCTCATTCCAAAAAGGCAACGGGACGCTTCATGGCAGTAAGGGAGTTGGACGCGATATTTACGAACTCGCGGGCATGATTGACCGGACGCGCAACGAAGTCGTTGACCGTCTCATCATGTCTGGCAAGACTCTCGTTCAGGGCGACATCAAACGCATCCACACTTTCCGCATGTCCGTCGTCGGCTCGACTATCATCGTCCCGTCCGGCTGGACCGTTCTCGAACAGAAGGTGGACGGCAATGTCGAAGGCTTCATCAAACTCGATGCCTACTTCGGCCAGATTGTGAACCAACTCATCGGCTCGACCTCGGTGCCGCAGGTTGAAGGCGAAGCTTTCCGCTCGCCGCAGGCTTGGTCTCTGCTCGCGCAGCGCGAGGAAGAAGGGCAAGACGTTCGCATCACTCGGTTCATGGAACAGGCCACGAACATTTTCCAGACCATGCAGGAACGCATCTGCGACCCGGAGTGCGATGAGGAAGACGCCAAGGAAGCGCGGAAGCAGTTGAAGCTGGAAATGTCGGACGAAGAAATTCACGCGCTCGCGCACTCGCCTGTGTCCGGGACCATCAAGGATTTGACGCCGTATGAACGCCAGTTGATTGCGTCCATCGCGGCGGAGAAGAAAGGCAATCCGCTCTACAACCAGCGACAACTCGAAGTCGAGGATTTGACCGCGAAGGTCTCCGCCGATTTCGCTGAGAAGCTTTTGCTGCCGGACAACGACCCGACCGAACACGCCGAACAGGACCGGCTACAGCAGATGGAGATTATGCTCCTGACTGCGGGCCAGCCGGTGCCGGTCTCGCCTCGGGACAACCACCTGATTCACTTGCAGATTTTGATGCCCGCTGTTGAACAGCTTGGCGCTCACATTCAGGCCGGTGAACATCCGACCACGTCCCTCGAAGCGTTCGCGGCGCACATCAACGAACACTACCAGCAGGCCCTTTCGCACGGCGTCAAACCGGACGAGTTGGCCTCAGTCAAGAAATTTCTCGACCAAGTCGGACCTACCATCGCGAATCTGAAAATGCTCGATGCTCAAGCTGACCAGCACCAGCAGATGGTAGCCGCTCACAATGACGGTCAGATTGTTCCCCCAGAAGCGGCCCCCGCCGCTCAACCGCCCCCGCAATAATGGAAATACTAGCTGGTTCCCTTGAATGGACTCCGTTCGACGCAGAGAAGTTAGCAACTTTTCTTGACTCCGAAACTGGAAAGCGCCTCATCCCGAAACTCGTGGAGATTGCTCCCGCGCTTCTCGACGGCGGCGACACGAACAAGATTATGATTCGCGCCGGTGAAGTGCGCGGGTTTCAAGTCGTCGTTCGCGAACTGATTTCTCTGGCTCATCCTCCGCCCCCGGCTCCGAAGTCGGAGACCGAGTATCCTCCGCTGGAGGCGGACGCTCACTGGAACGATGGGAAGACTCTCGAAGTGGAATCGAGGCCGTCGTCAGAGAATCCCGACCCCTTAGCTATCTAATTTTATGGCCGAAACACCCCTCATAACCCCGGTTGTAGCACAGCCGGACAATGCAAAAGTAAACGCTGACCTTGCGGCGAAAGTTGCCGCACAGGACATCATGGGCCAATCGACGGCGGCGGACCCAAGCGGAGACGCTGGAGACGCCCTCGACCAGTTGGCGAAACAGGCTGAGGAAGCCGCGAAGAAAGCCGCCGCTGGCCAGTCTGCCGAAGACGAAGCCGCTGCGAAGGCCGCTGAGGAAGCCGCCGCGAAGGAGGCCGCTGACAAAGCTGCCGCCGCTGCGGAGACCCCGGAGGAAAAGGCCGCGAAGGAAGCCGCTGCGAAAGCCGCCGCCGAAGCCGCGTCCAAAGGTGCCGCATCGGAGGAAGCGCGGGCCAAAGACCTTTTCAAAGACGCGCCGACTCTGCCTCAAGGCGCAGCGCCGAAATCCTCGGAAGCTTTCGCGACCGTCAAGCTGATTGCGACTCGCGAGATTGCCAAGGTTGAATCGGAACTGGCGAAGACCAGAGAGGAACTGGCCGCGCTCAAAAAGGCGGCGGAGAATCCTACCACCGAACAACTGGAGAAAGAAAAGGAACTGGCTGAGTTGCGGCAGTGGCGCGGCAAGCTGGACGTGGACTTTGACCCGAAGTTCAAAGAGTTTGACAAGACCATCGAGTCGGCGCGTGATTTCATTTACGCGCAACTCCAGAAGTCGCCGGTCGTCACCCCGGAAATCATCGCCAAGATTAAACAGTTTGGCGGGCCGGACAAGACCAATCTCTCGAAGGTGTTCGAGTCGATGGGCGACCCGACCTTGCAACGCGTCATCGAATCCAAAGTGGCGGACATTCTGCACGCTCGCTACAACAAGGAACAGGCCGTTCAAGTGGCGAAGCAGAACTTCGCGGAATATGCAAAGGCTCGCGAGACGGAACTGAACCAGTCTGTCACCGGCCACGTCACCCAGACCAAGGCGCAGCTTGACACGATGCTGCCGAATCTTTCTTGGTTCAAAGAGAAGGAACTGGCTGCGGATGCGACGCCCGAAGTGAAGGCCGAAGTCACAGAACATAACAAGTTCATTTCCGAACTTCGTCCCCAACTCGACGCCGCTCTCGCGGATGACTCTCCCGTGATGCGGGCAATCCTTATCACCGGCATGGCGCAGCTTTTCAATACGCAGCGCGAGAAGGCCAAGGTGGACGCCCAACTCGCGGCCATCACCAAAGAACGTGACGCTCTCCAAGCCAAATGGGAGAAAGTCAAAAGTAGCGGCAGGTCTCGGCTTGCTGAATCCGGCGCGAATCCGGGCGCAGTTCCCCCGCCCGCAAAGAAACCGGACCACACGGTCCCGGCAGGCGACGCTCTCGACGCCATCGCGAAACAAGTGATGGAGGAACGAGAACGAAAGGCCGCAGGTGCAACTGCCTGACCGATTCGGTTCAGGCGCAGAACTTCCCGCAGTGTCTCGGCCCCAAGTGGTCGAGGCACTGGGGACTAAGGTTCTCGTTGCCAAGCCTTGGCAGAAATCCGTTCACCCGCTCACGGCGTTCAGTGTCGGACAACTCTGCGACCACCGGCGCACGGGCGACCTGTTGAAGTTTGGCGACGCTTTCGTCGCTCACACCCGGAACAAGTGCGCGGAAGCGTTCTTGAATTCCCCGTGCGAGTGGATGCTGACTGTCGATGACGACATGATTGTCCCCTTCGGAAACCCGAAATGGTTTCGCATGGCGACCGGTTTCAATTTCGCGCAACCGTTTTCCGACTTCAACGCGATTGACCGGCTTATGAGTCACGGCAAGACGCTGGTTGGTGCGCTCTACTCTGGCCGGTATCCCGGCTCCAATCTCATGTATGGTGAAGCGGCGAACCCCGAAGAAAGTGCTTGGGCTCGCCGGGGACCCTACAACCAAATCAAGCCGACTCGGTGGGTTGCCACGGGCTGCTTGCTGATTCACCGCTCGGTGTTTGAAGACATCGAGAAACGCTTTCCCAGACTCGCACGCGGCGGCGACAAAAAGGGCGGGCAATGGTTCGCCTCGACGGAGGCAAGTCTCGTTGACCGCATTCAGGCCGTCCGGGACCGGCTGCTCGAAGGCGGCGCACTCACTGCCGAAAAAGCTTTCAAGGCCCTCGAAGGTCTGGAGTCTGCTCTCGCGGAGGCGCGGGCGGAGAATCCCCTCGGCTCGGGCGAAGACGTTTCGTTTTGTCTTCGCGCATCTGCCGCCGGACACCAGCCGTATGTTGACATGGGGCTCGTGTGCGGGCACATCGGCCACTGCGTTTACGGTCTCCACAACACCGGAATCAAATGACGAAAATTCTCATCGCTCTCCAGTATTGGTCCGGCGACCGCGAACACGCCAAGGCTCTCGGCCAATACCTCGCCGACATCGAGGCGCAGCACTCGGCGCTGGCGGACATCCTTCTCGTGAACCGATTCGACTGCCCCAACTTCCCGGACAACATCCGGCAAGCACTGGCCCGCAAGTTCAACGTCTTCCAGTATCGGACGCGCACGCGGCAAACCGGCTGGCCGTCTGGATGCAACGGACTATGGACCTCGACCATCGAATGGGTCCGCAGCATGTCCTACGCCGGGAAAGCGCCGCACTACAAGTGCGTATTCACCTGTGAAGCGGACGGCGCTCCGCTCTGCAAGGATTGGATTATCCGTCTCCACTCGGCTTGGGACCGCGTCAATTCTATTTCGCCGGTTGTCATCGCTGGCCCGATGGTTGGCAGCGACGCCCCGGACGCGCCGATTGCGACGCACATCAACGGGAACTGTTTGGTCTCGTGCAGGCGCGACGTGCTTGACTGGATTCTCAAGACTGTCCCGACCGTGCATCCAATGGCCGGATGGGACTACGCGATGCGTCACGAGTTTCGGAAGCACGGATGGGCCGGTCTCCCGGAGATTCAAAGCATCTACAACACGCCGCACTTCACGGCGGAGGAATACCGCGAGTTTGTGGGCAAGCACTGGGTCTGGATTCACGGCGACAAGTCCGGCGACCTGATTCGCCACGGCAGAAAAGCACTTGACGTATGATTGACTCCCGGAAGAAAATCTTTATCACTGGACATCGCGGTCTGGTTGGCTCCGCGCTCTATCGGCTTCTCGCTCGCGAGTGCCATCATCAAGACATAGTCGTCGCGCCGCACTCTGAAATTGACTTGACGGACGAGACGCAGGCCCGATGGTTCTTCTCCGTTCATCGTCCGGCCTACGTGTTCCACTGCGCGGCTTGGGTTGGCGGCATCATGGCGCACACCAACTATTCGACAGACGCGATTCTCCAGAACAGCGCCATCCAGAACAACGTGATTTCGCTCGCGGCGGAGTATGGAGTCGAGAAGCTTCTGTTCCTCGGCAGCGCGTGCGCGTATCCCAAGCGGGCGGCGGTCCCGATTTCGGAAAGTGAATTATTGACAGGACCTCTCGAAGAAAGCAACAAGGGCTACGCTCTGTGCAAAATCCTCGGGCACGAGTTGTGCAAGGCTTTCCGGCGCGAGAAGGGTTGCAATTTCATTTCGTGCATCCCTACGAATCTTTACGGCTTAAACGACAACTATGACCCGAACAAGTCGCACGTAATTCCGGGGATGATTCACAAGTTCCATTGGGCCAAATTGAAAGGCGAAGACGTGACGCTCTGGGGCACTGGCAAGCCGGTCCGGGAATTCCTCTGGGCGGACGACCTCGCCTCGGCGTGCCTGTGGTTGATGAACGCCTACGACGGGGAAGAACCCGTGAACATCGGCTCGGGCGAGTATTGTGAGTTGACTAAACTCGCGTGCCTCATTGCATGGGCCACAGACTTTCGAGGAAGCATTCGGTGGGATGACAGAAAGCCGGACGGCACCCCCGTTCGCTTCCTCGACAACAGAAAAATCCGGGACATGGGCTGGACTCCGAAAACTTTTTTGGAGACCGGATTGCCCGCAGCATACAGAGACTTCTTATCACGACAATGAACTTACTCGTTTCCGTTCACTGCTACCAAGGCGACATGAACCAGATGGGCAACCTCTGGCCCGCGCACATCCAGCACGGCGCTCCGGTTGTCGTGCTCTCGCCAGATGATTCGCCCGTCATCAAAATCGGCGCATGGTGCCGGACCGCCGGGAAGCGATGCTACATCGGCCCCGACTCTCTGGACCGGCAGTGGCTCCAGTTGAAGGCGCTGCTCGATTTCGACGCGGACTGGTATCTCGCGAACGATGCAGACTCGTGTGTTCTGTCGCCGGGGATTCCGGCCTACATCAAGGCGCGTCCCGATGTTCTGTGGTCAAACAAAGTCCCGGACGACATCCATATCCGGCCCGCGAACTACCCGCTTCCCCGGTTCGCACTCCAGCCGCCGTATGTTTTCTCGCGCCGCGTTCTGGAAAAACTTTTGTCGAAAGGCCAGTTCCCGATTCACGACCAGTCGCTCTATGGACAGTATGGCGACTCGACGTGGACGCAGACGCCCTACATCGATTGGTATATGATGGCGCTGGCGCACTTCACCGGCGTCCCGACCGAACGCTTTCCTGACGGCGCATCGTGCCCGACCTCGGAATGCCCTGTCGGTTCATCGACCCCCGGCGCTCGGCACTTGGGCTACGGGCAGATGATTGACTTGGTCCGCAATCGCGGCATCCGATTCATCCACTCAGTCAAAGACCGGAGTGTGTTCGACGACCTCTGCCGCGCACGGACGGCATACGTCTCGGAACACCCCTTGACGAGTTGACGGATTTCGGTAACTACTTTTTGGAGCCTTAAAAAACCTTCGACGCGGCTCCACCGGAGAAAAGCCTATTTGCTGTTTGGCCGCAGCGAGAAGAAAGTCCCTCCGGGTAGGACGATTTTCCCGGAACCGCAAAATAAGAGACGCGGTAACAAAGTCTCCCCAACAGATAGGCTAAATTTATGGCTTTTTTCTGCGACGACCCTTCTGCGATTTCTGACATCGCCTCGAAGGATACAAACCGAATCGTAGGGACCATCGCCAAGGCTCTCGCTGCCAATGCCGTTTATATGAACGTCATCGGGGGCGGGGTGTTTCCTTCCGGCACGTCCGATGCGATTCGCTCAATCGTGCAAATGCAGGCTGCTCCCGGCGACTCGCTGGCGATTCCAACCTTCGTTTGCGACACCGACATCTGCGGCCAGAATGGTTCGCAAGACCTCACCGACACTGTGGAGTTTACTCTGCGCCTCGAATCGTTTCGTGGCCGGGGTCCGAACATCTGCGTGAAGAAAGGTTACGCGGCCTTCAAGGGCTCGTATGTCATGGCTGAGGATTCGCTCAAGAAACTCGTCACCCAATACATCAACGCGGACATCCGCGCTCAGTTGTATCTGCGGAGTGCATCGAAGTTCACCGCGAATGCCAACTACGACTTCAATTCGCTGTTCACCGGCGGACTGGAGACCGACCTCGGCGTCAAGTTCGCTCCGCTTCTGCCCACGGGTCCGATGACCTTCAAGGCGCTGCACTTCATCGCTCGGTATCTGCGCGAAGTGTTGTTCGCTGAGTGGTATGACTCCGGGCAAGGTATGCCGCACTTCCGTTTCATCGGCGGCTCCGACCAAGTGGAGTATTTCCGCTCTGAGGTTGGCGTCCAGAACGTCATGGTTGCTTTGACGACTGGCGGTTACAAACTCGGCGAGACGACCCTGACGGCCTACTCGTTTGAACAGTCCCCGGCTTACCGTGGCATCGCTTTCGGCGTTGACCAGCGGCCTCTGCGGGCGACCGGCTTCAACGTGGACGGCACTCTTGCTCTCGTTGACCCCGTGGTTGTGGTCAGCAAACCCGCCTCGAACACTGCGTTCGCGAAGCCGAATCCGGCTTGGTTGAATGCGGCCTATGAAGTTGGCGTGCTCATCGCTGACGGCAGCTTTGAAAGGCTCGTGCCTGAGAAGTATGTCGGCGAAGGCTCGTTCAAGTTCGCGCCGCAACTTCACATGGGAGAACTCGAATGGCACTACCAGATTGACAACCAGTGCAATCAGTGGGGTGACTTCGGCTGGCACAAATACCAGATTACCCGTGCTTACCGGCCTCTGCGCCCGCAGCACATCATCCCGATTCTATACAAGCGTTGCATCGCTGACCTCGGATTGGTCAACTGCGCGACGACTGACGCGTCCAGCTACTCTGGCGCTGACTCCTTCACGTCCATCGGCGTCTGTGGCGACGATGAGACTCCGGTAGTCGGCCCCGGCGTCCCCACGCTGTAAGCTGAGACTCCACTTTTCACCCGCGAGGGTGAATGGGGGGTAGGGAACAACGGGGCGGGGCTGAATAAGCCTCGCCCCTCTTTCCAAAGAGCAGAGTGAATGTCCTTCATAAATTGGTGGGAGACGATAACCGATTCTTGGCGCTCGTGAGTGTCAACTTTTCGGCGGCAGCGATTGTGGGCTTCATTCAAAAGTTCACGCCGTATATGAACGCCGTTCTGGTTCTGGCGCAGCTAATAATCGCGCTCTACACCGTCATCCACATCGTAAAGAAATCCCTCAAATCCCATGACGCAAAAAATACTAAAAGGCTTGGTAGGAACCGCGACGCTCGTCGTGTCTCTCGCAATTCTCGCAGGCTGCGGGACTCTGATTCCCAAGAAAGTTGAATTCTTCCAGAAGAAGGTTCAGGCCGTCCCGGAGAAAACTGCATCTGAACTGGAGACAGAACGGCAGGCGGCTTATGCTGCTTCTCTATCGGCTCGCCTCACTGTTGACGCGGTTGTGAAGAACAACGACCCGACCAACGTGGTGATTCCCGCGAAGAACACGGAGGCTTTGACTGCCGCCGTTTCGACCAGCTTGGGACCGCCCCAGACCATCCCGTCCGGCGCTGTGACGAACCTCGCGAACAAGGTAGTCGAGAACCGCGCCGACTTGGACCGCAGGGTTGCTCGATACTCGGACAAAGTCGCTCCGCTTGTCGGAAAGAAAATCGAGGGCACCGGCCTGATTCGGATTCCATATTTCGTTTACATCGGCGGCATCGCGCTGGCGCTTTTCTTGGCTTGGTCCGTGTGGAAGATTTACGCCTCGACTAATCCGGTCCTGAGTCTTGGCACCAATGTTGTCGGACGTGTCAGTTCCAAGGTTGCTTCGGCTGCGGTCTCGGAAGTCGCCAAGGGCGGCGAGTTGTTCAAAGAGAAGGTTGCCGAAAGCGAATTGACCGCCGAAGTGAAGGCCAAGGTCCTCGAACTTTTTTCCCACGCGCACGCGAAGGCGCAAGACAAGTCCACTCAGGACATCGTCAAGGCGCTGACAGTCAAACCTACACAGGCATAAAATGAGTTGCTCAAAATGCGGCGATTGCGGGAACGATAATCCGAACCCGTTGAATTCTTGCGACAAGCTTGGATGCGACAATCCGTGCGGAAACACCAGTCCGACCAATTCCGCCGCGTGCGAGACTCTGCCTTCGCAGATAGACAATTTCACGCTCCAGTTTTTCGGCGAAGTCGTCAAGACCGAAGTGGACGGCAAGGTCGTCTGGTCTCTGCCGTGCGAACTTGACCAAGGTCTGCCCGCGAACCCTCGGGGCGCGGACGAACCTCTCGGCTGCTACATCCTCCGACTGTTTGAAGACGGTATCATCGGCGAACAGGGACCGAAGGGCGATACTGGCGACGCGGGAACGAACGGGGTGGACGCCTACACGGTGGTCAATGCCCCGTTCGCAACTCCCAGTCTCGAACACCCATACGTCCAGATTGTTACACGCTTAAACGCCAACATTGTCACCGGCGCGAACATCTTCATCGAAGACTCGGGCTGGTATAACGTAGTGGGCACGGACGGCACCGGCGTTCTGTTCTGCAATTTGATTTCTCGGTTGTCTGACGCCGTGGCGATTGTGCCTGTCGGCGCTCTCGTGGTCCCGGCGGGCCAAACTGGAGTCGGCATCAAAGGCGCGACCGGCGACAAGGGTTTGACCGGCGACCAAGGCATCCAAGGTCCGAAAGGCCAGCCGGGGAACGACGCCGTCTCCGTCACGCAGAACAATGGATTCTTTTTCACCACGACCGGCAACGACTACAACTTGCTCGCGTTCACGGATGAAGACTTTCATCCGGTCTGGTTCTCGGTTGCTTCTCCGGGGTATCCTCCGGTGACGCCGACCGCCGCCGACCCGCGATTCACTCTGCCGAATGCTGGCACCTACTTGATTGTAGGAAAGACTGCGGCCAACGTCCAGTCGAACACGCAAATCAAACTGTTCAGCGTCACGAACAACTTCGACGTTCCGGGGACGACCCAGTTGATTGCGCCAAGCGCGGCTAACGAGTTTCGTCACTGTCCCTTTGCTGCCATCTACACGGCTGGCGGCGCGGACACCATCCAACTTTACGCCAGCCGCATCCTCGGTTTCATGGATGGCGGGCTCGCGGGCGCGAACAATACTGTTTACGACATCGCCGTCCAAGCGGACGGGAAAATCCTCGTGGCCGGGGTGTTCACTCAGATGAACGCGGTTTCCATTTGCGGGATTGCGCGGCTCAATGTGGACGGAACGATTGACTCGACGTTCAACGCGGGCGTCATTGGCCCCGCAGTCCCCGGCGTCAACGCGGGCGCTATCGTCTATTCGATTGGCCTCATGGCTGACGGGCACATCGTCATTGGCGGCAACTTCACGTCGTATCGCGACACGGCGGGCAACCACACGGTCAGCAGGCTCGCCATTCTGAACACGGACGGAACTCTGCACGCAGACCTTGTCACGTCTCATCCAGTCATCAACGACATCGTCTATGCACTGGACATTGACGCGAACAACATGGCCGTCATCACTGGCGCGTTCACTACTGTCGGCGGGACTACGCGGCGGCGCATCGCTCGAATCCAAACGTCCGGCGGTCCCGGAACGACTGGGTTCTTGGACGCTACTTTCGGAACGAACACCAGCGGGCTAAACGATGTTGGCCGCACGGTCAAGGTGCTCGCTAATGGGCTCGTGATGGTTGGCGGGGCGTTCACAGCGACTCAGAAGAATGGCGGCTCGAACGCGCTGCACACTCAGCGCATTGGGCGGTTC